GATCGCAGTCTCGCCGACTGAGACACTTTGGAAATATGAGTCGGAGAACCGACCGACCGAGACGGAGTTGTTCGACGAGAACGATCCGCCGCCGAGAGCGACAGCCGACACGGAGAACGCCTCGTCTCCGATCGAGATCGAGTTTGCGTTTGCTTCCGCCAAATATCCCCACACGAACGACGCATTGAGAGCGGTCGACGCTTCCCCCGCCGCAAACGACGCACCGTCAGCCGTCGCATTCTCTCCGATCTCGACATCGTTGTATGATCCATAGGGTGCCGAGTCGAAGATGCGGAAGAACTTCGTTCCCGCCTCGTCGAAGAGAAGGACTTCATGATTCGGGACGTCGCTCGTTGCGAACAGTCGAGACGGTCCGAGGACTTTCCAATAGTTCGAGACGGTCCCGTCGACCCACGGGACGTCGGGTTCGGGGATCGTCGTCGGGAACAGAGTCGAGAAGTTGCCGGAGTTCCAATCGTTCGTCGCACGATCAATGAAGTTCGTGACGGCTCCGCTGACGGCGATCCAGTTCGTGAAGTTCGCACCGTCCTCACTCCGCTCGATGACGAACGATCTGACCCCATCGTAAGGGGTCCATGAGATCGAGACGGCGTTCGTGAGAGCGAAGGCGTTCGTCAATGCAGGATTCGCATTGAACGTCACAGAGTTCGACGGCGATGTCGGAAGACGTCCGGCTCGGTTCGTTCCGTTGATCCGGTAGTATCGAGTGAACGTCCCGTTCAGGTATCCGCCCGCCGCATGATTCGTCGGACTCATTGAGGGAGCATCCGTCGACGTCCAGAGTCCGACGCTCACATCACGGTAAAAGATTGTCGGTGAGTATATGCCGCCGCCCGTTCCGCCGAGAACTGTTCCGGCGAAGCCGACGATCGCAATCACAAGAGCAAGAAGTTTCTTCATCGGTTTCCTTTATGGTGTGTATCGGTGAGCGACTGTTCCGTCAGGCAAATAAATGACCGTATCTTCTCCGTCGAAACCGATCAGCGATGTCAGGGAGTACACGAGCGACGACGTCGCACCGATGTCGCTCACGATGTTCTTCATCACGATCGGCATTTGAACGAGAAGGACGGGATCGCCTGTCGGCGGAGTCATCCAGAGTTCCCCCGCCATATTGATTTGAGCGTTGTCCCCGAGAAGCGTTTGCAGTTGCGTCGACGTCGTGTTGACTCGGAAACAAATCTTCCCGTTGTCGACAGCGAGTTCATCCCAATCGGCGGCGATGTTGAACTGAGCGTTGTCGCTTGCGACGGGGTCTTCATGCGTCGGATCGTAAACGGAATCCATGTTGAAGTTCCATGTCGAACCCGTCTCCGGTCGAAACGGCGTGACGTTGTCGGCGAGAAGAAGGTGACACCGGAACAACGTCTGAGACTTCCGGAACATACTCAACGAACCGATCTTCGTGTTGAATCCGTTTTGACTGACACGGTCTCCGGACTCCGTGTTCACAAAGATTTCGATCGTCCGTCTGTTGTCAACTATCGGCATTTCATCACCTTTCCCAAATCAGCCCCGATTATACATTATCAGGGGACATATTCGAAGTCGTATTTCCGGACCCAATCTGCCCGATCGTGGGACCATCCCATCTGTCCCGTCTGTTCAGTCGTCAGAACGGTCGGCTTCGTGATCGATCCGTATGATGCGGAACTCGTCCACGCATTACCCGTCACGTTCTCGTCGCTTCCTTCGTGCAAGAAAAATCCGTGAAACGGTTCGCCCTGTTCATCCCATCGGCCTTGAGCCTTCGCCTTCATGTAAAAGTCGATCGTGTAAGGGACTTGACCCTTCAGATCGAAGGCGGCGGGGGATGCTTCCCGAGTCCGTCCCCTGACGAACCATGCTGTCGGACTCAACTCGACGATCTCCGTGTACCGGAACGGAGCGGCATCCTCACTCGCCGAGATGACGAATGCTCCGCCGCTGTAATTGGCGATCGCATTCGCCCGAGTGTATCCCGTCGCAGAATAACTGTAAGCGTTATCAACTCCGGTCATGTTTCGCCATGACTCCGGCTCGACGAAGAACGATTGTTGATTGCGCCGACTCCATCTCATCGTTCGATTGAATAGTTCATAACCGATGTCGATCTGTTCCTTCCAAAGTCTTTCCGTGTTGTCCGAGTTCCTCGAGTAAACCGTTCCGCCTTGCCGCCAATTAACTGCGACCGTATCTCCAAAGTTCACGCCTTCGCCGACAATCTCCGCACTCTTGATTTCATACCACGGAAGAGTCAGTTGTGCGCTCGTCAATAGGTTCACGACTTCGACGGCTGGAACGACTTGTTGATTGAACTGCCCGATCTCGAAGTTGACGGGGATCAGATACTTGTTCCCTCTCAACGTCACGACCAAAGGATCGACGAGTCCTTGCGGTCCGCCTTCCCTGAACTCGATCCACGGCAACTCAGCGTTCGGGAAGAACCAGTTGCTCGGAGCGTGTCCGATATAATTGAATCGCCACATCTCGGCGGCTGTCCAATACGACTCCGACAAAGTCGAGAACCAATTTGTGAGGACGTCAGGAACGGCGATCAGTTCGGCTTGTGCGTTCGTGACAAGACCGAACGGACTCGTGAGCGTGTCTTCAACCTTCGCAAGATTCATGTCGGCGAGTCCGGAATAGTAGAGATGAGCGGGGAACGTAATTGAGGCGGGAAGCCACTTAGGCCAATTTGTTCCCGTGCCGTCATCGGTCCCGAGATAATCCTCGAAGTCTCCATCGGTCTCGAGATTTGTGACAGCCCAAAACGAGAGGGAGTCCCCAAAAGGAATGAACGATCGGAAGATGTATTCATACGGAAGATTCACTTCGCCGAAGACGCCGAAGAACGGAGACGACACGACCAAAGGGAACGCCGTCGACGTATTAGTGACGCCGCCTTGATCAACGTACTTGTATGCCGCCGGAGCGATGAAGTTCGTGAATTGAACGGCGACGTCCTTTTGGACCGTCTGAGTGTAAATCGTTCCGGCGATGTCGACGGTCGAGGTCCATACTCCGGCATAACACCGGATGAGTTCGACCGGATACTCGTCCCACATCCGATTCGTCCCGACTCTTGTAAGGTTGCGCTCGGTGAATGCTCCCGAGAGTTTTTGATACGGCTCCGCATCCTTGATGATCGTGTACCATGAGATCGGTCCGGCGTACTTGTTCGAGAGCGGAAGTTCTCCATCCCATCCTTGCCCGAACGATCGAGATGCGATGAGCATGAATAGAATGACGATTGCTCTCTTCATGATCAACTGTGACTCCGTCCTACAATGTCGAAATGGAAGTCGCCGCCCATGTGAAAAATCTCCGGCTCTCCGTAAATGCCGCCCTCGGCTTCGAACTTGTAAAGAGCGAGCCGGACATACGGGGTCTGACTGACGGGAAGTTCACTCATGATCTCGAACGTGCCGAACGGCGCACCCCCCCGCTGATACTGAATGAGGACAAAGCAAGGATTCCCGTCGAGGACGAGAGGCTCGTCGTCCTCGGTTGCGTCGATGTGATATTCGACGTCCTCGATATAGAAAACATATCCTTCGTTCAGATTGATCGACGTTCCCTTCTCGTGCCATTCCCACCAGAAATGAAGGTTTCCGAGACTGAAGGCGGGGGAATCTTGCAACGTGACGAACGTCCCTGTCGGATCGTTTGTCGTGTCGAAGACTTGAGGATCGAAGAACAGATTGCCCGACGCTCGAGCGGCTCTCGCCATTGCATTATAGGACGAGGTGTCAATGTGCTTGTCGCCGACCGTCTGTTCTTTGATTAGGCTCATTCAAGCGCACCGTCACCGTCGACGGAACCCCCGTCGAGTGTGTCTCCGATTTCTCCGCCGAGTTCCCCGTTCGATCCTGACTCGTCCTCGAGCAAGACATTAAGATCGGCAAACTCATAAACGCCGTTGCCTAGTCCTGACGGAGAGTCGTTCACTCGATCCCATATCATACGATCGTTCCGGAAGATGAACTCGAAGCCGTCCTTCTGTGACGTGTTGATTCCGGTGACGGTCCTGAATGCGAAGTGGTAAGTGACCTTCCATCGCTTGTCGCCGTCAGCGTTCCTGAACTCTTCGGCGGGAGCGGCGATAAACATCCATTGACCTTTTGCTCTCGGCGTGACGCCGTCGAAGTTCGACGGGAACGGAGCCTCATTCAGCTTGCCCGAATAGTCGATGATCTGATCGAGGTTCAACGTCGCAACGATCTTCGTCACTTTCAGAACTCCGGTGACGACACGGCGGAAGACGGGTTGATTTGCGTGAACGCTTTGTCCCTCTCCGTCGCCGTCGACCCAATACCATTTTGACGGGTCTTTGATTGTGTAGAACTCTCCGCCGATGTCGAGCGATCGGGGAAGGTCTTGCGGCTCGGGATTCGTTTCGCTTCCGTCAGCGAGAGTGTCCGGACCATAATTGACCGTCATCTTCCTGATCTGAGGACTTCCGCCGTAATAGTCCGTGTGTTTCTCAAGGACGATCAATCCGTCTTCGTCCGGATGCTCTGCGAACCATGCCGGAATCCGATCGGTTCCGTCCGACGTCTCAACGAAAACTCGTTGTGCGCTTGACTGTTGCCACGTCTTGTCGACCTTGTGACCTTCGACGAGTTCTGTCCATCCCATAATTACACCTTATGCGAAGACGGCGGATCGCTTCGTGAGATCGACGATCTCTCCGAGTGATTCAATCATCGCTTTCCTTTGTTGTTCCGCTGTTCCTGAATCCTTTGTCAGAGCCGACACCGAGTCGGACGAAATCTTGACCTCTCCCGCATTCGTCGATCCGCCCGTTGCGGTTCCGGCGGCGACGGATTTCGCTGATGCCGCAAATCCTTCCGAGGCGAACCGTTGCGCTGACTTGACAGCGTCGGCGAATCCAGTGAACGATCCTTTCGCTTTGTCGTTTGCCTTCTTCACCTTCTTCGCATTCGTCGTTTGTGCGTCGGTTGCCTGATTGGATGCGGCTTCGACGACGGCGGATGTCTCTTCGGCGACGGTTTGACTCTTCTCTTCCGACGCCCATCGTTCTTCAAACATCATTTGCGACGTCTTGTTCATGATCCCGATCTCTTTCTCCCACGCTTTTGAGAGCGACTTGAACTTCGGGATTTGCCCCTTCGTGATGAAGTCGAACGCCGCCTTCGTGTTCGCAGAGAAGGTTTGAATGACGGCTCCCGCCGCTGTCATGCGTCCCATGATCTCATTGACAACGACCATCACTCCGAACTTGAGGTCTTCCCAGTATTTGACGAGAGCGACGACAGCCGCTCCGACGCCGATAATGATCGGGATGATCGGGAGAAGCGTCGAGAATGCGGCGACTCCCGCCGCAATCAACGGAACGATCAAGCCGAGGATCAGGAGCAAGGGACCGATCGCCGCAACGATCGCCGCAATGATGACGACCGTCTTCTTCCCGCCGTCGCTGAGATTGTCGAACCATGTCGTGACGAAGGCGATCCCGTCGGCGAGTTTCCGGACAGCCGGAGCAAGAGCCTTCCCGATCTGAAGTCCCATGACAGAGAGAGCCGCCTTCGCCCGATCAAGAGCGAACCCGAGTCCCTTCATCTGTTCAGCGAGAGCGTCAGCCGTAGCACCCGCACGACCTTCCCTCGTTGCGATGACTGCAAGATCGCCCGCAAAGTCCGCTCCGCCATTTCTCGCAAGACCGAACGCCGCCTTCAATGCTCGGATGTTGATCCCGAGTTCGGTGAAACCGGAAGCCGCTCCGCCCGTCTTGTCGATCAAGAATTGCATCGCTCCGCCGAGACCTCGAGACTGAATGATATTCGCTCCGGTCCCCTCGGCAGTCGAGGCGAAGAGCGTCTCGAGTTCTTTCGTCGGCTTGATGAACGTCAACATGAGTCGATTGAGTGACGTGAATGCTTCCGTCGTCTTGATGCCGCCTCGAGTCAGCGTTGCCGCCGCCGCCGCAATCTCGTCGAAGTTGACCTTCGCCGCCGCACCCGTAGCCGTTGCCGCTCCCATGTTCTCGGCGAGTTCTCCAAACGTGAGGACACCTTTCTCGACCGTCTTGAACAGAACGTCGGAGACGTCTCCCGCTTCCGAGGCTTCGAGACCATACGCATTGAGAATGTTCGTGATCGCCTTCGCCGACGTTGCCGTGTCCGTGACTCCGGCTCGTCCGGCTTCCGTCGCCGCCCGAAGAACGTCGAGTCCGTCGGCTCCGACAATACTTGCGGAGTTGATATTGTAGAGAGCCTCGGCGAGATCGGTCGGCGGCTTTCCCATCTCTTTCGAGAGAGACATCACCGTCGACGACATTGCGGCGAGTTCCTTCTCGCTGACTTTGGCGATGACGTTCACGTTCCTCATCGCATCGTCGAACTTCGCAAACGATCGGACGGACACAACACCGATCGCCGCAATCGGAGCCGTGAGTCCAATGCTCATCCGTCGACCGACTTGCTTCATCTTCTTCGAGGCGGACTGAAGACGAGATTGAACGGTCGACATCTTCTTGTTGAAGTCGGCGATGTTCGCCGTGACTTGAACAAAGGCGTCAGCGATTTTCGTTGCCATGTTACACCCTCAACTCGTCCAGTTTGAACTTGTCTCGTCCGGTTCTCTTCTGTGCGGTTCGCAATGCTTGAGCGAGCTTGTCATTGTCATTCGTTCCCCTCGGCTCCGTTGACAGTTCGTCCAAATAGCAAAGCACTTGCGGGATCGTCAGCTTCGACACTCGATCCGGACCCCATCCGAAGGCGATCGCAAAATTCGAATACACCTTCGCCCAATCGATCGAGATCAAGTCTTGACGTGAGTCACCCGCTCCGCTTTTTTTTCGGACGGTTCCTCGTCTTCCCCGATCGGCTCGTCGCTGATGCCGCAAAGAAACGAGATCATCGCCGAGAACTTCTCGAGGTTCTCGACGTCGATGAGATCGGTGATCTCTTCCGGAGTCACGTCCGGCTGATCCTTCTTCGCCGCCTCGAAGACGATGTGTCTGATCCCTGCGATCGTCGACATCTTCGACTGACTGAGTTCCTGAAGTTCCGCACCCGTCGGGAGATCAGACGTCGTCTTTCGAAGATAGTCGATCCGCTCCGGACCCGAGAGACCTTCGGCAACCTTGTGCATCTGCCCGACCTTGTCCGAGATGACAAGAGACTCCATTGCCGCAAAGAGCGACTCGAGTCCGAGACGCCGGAGCTTCAATGTCCGAGAGCCGACCTCAACTTCGATCGGAGTGTTTGCGAGTTCGTTCGCATTCGTCATATTTTTAGCTTACCACTCCCGTCGTGATTTCCCCCGTGAAATTAAAGTCTGCCGTGAACTCAACGAGATCATCGACAGGGACAGCGACACCGACCGAGACGAGGATTCCGTCCCCGCTGATCTGAGGCGCACCCGCTCCGCCGCAATCCAGTTCGAGCGATACTTCTTCGCCCTGTACCGGAATAGTTTTGCCCTTTGCCGTGAGCGATCCGGTCCCGCTCTTGAGACCGATGATGAACTCTCTCCATCCGTCCGAAGCAAACGATGTCGCATCCAGAGGATCGGCGACGAGGGTTGCATTCCACTCACTTACTTCGGTGACACCCGTGACACCTGTCACGGCTCCGTTTTTTCCTGCAAGACTCAGCGTTGCCATTGTCTCGACTCCCTTCTTTTGTGTTTACATCTTGACCATGTATTCGATTCGATCGACATGACCGTTCGTTTCTTCATCTCGATCCGGAATGACATTCACCCTCTCGAAGAGGATGACGTTGTATCCGGTGACTGTCAACTTGACATCGTCAAAGTATTTAGTGATCAGCCTCGTCAGATTGGCGACGACCTCGATCGACGTGCTTCCGCTCCATGCGTCGAACTGAATCCGAAGAGTCTCGATCGTCGGATCACCCCCGAGCGAATAGTTCGGGATGTTGTCGATGATCATGTACGTCGCTCGGGGAAGTCCCGCATCGTGCGGAGCGATGCGATTCCAGAGTCCGCCTGAGAACGCCGTTCGCAGTTCAAGCGTTGCGGGAGTGACATTCCAATACTTGACGATCGCAAGCCTCAACTCTGTCAAGTTCAATTCGCTCATAATGCTCCGCCCCTGAGTCCTGTGATGAGAACCGCAATCGTCTCGTCGTATGAGATGCGGAGATATGGTCTCGCCTTGTGTTGTGATGTCCCGAGTTCCAAATACCACGGATACGAATGCGCCTGATCCGATCTCGGAGCGATCGAGCTTCCGACTTTCTGCCGGATGTATGATCTCGAGAGTCGCTCTTGTTCCGTCGAGATGCTTTGCCGAAGACGTCCGGTCTGGACTGACGGATATGTTCCGGCGAACACATACGGACCGGAGATGTGACGCTTGATCACGCCTTCGCAAGTCAGTCCCCAAACCATGAGAGAGGCGGAGACGTGACGAGCGATCTTCTCTTTGAAGGCTTCCCCGTACCATTGGAAGCGCATTCCTGTTTTTAGATTTGGCATCCGTCAAGTCCTCAACGTGACATCGATCTGAAGAAAGTCGCCGACTTCGTGAGGATCGTTCGGGAACGTGATGTCGAACTCCCGTGATCCAATCTTGATAAAGTTCTTTTGCGAGACGAGAACGATCGGGGTTCCGCCGTGCGTCGTTTGGCAATAGATTCGGTGAGTCGTTTCCTCTCCCTGTTTCCCGAGAATGTTTCGTTCGTATCCCGTCTTCGCCCTGATCCGACAAGGGACGTCCGAGAAGACGGTCGTCTCTGTCTGAGTCCACGACGCCGACGTGTCAGCCGCATTGACATACGCAAGGATCGTCATCGTCGTGTTGTACCAGTTCGAAATATCCATCAGAACACATACAGCTTTCGTCTTCGATACTTGTTGAGGACCGCTTCCGTCTGAGGTGGAACGGCGACACCCGAGCCGACCGACGATCCGATGACGGCGTCGGAGTATGTCTTCGCCGCATCAGCGAGACGTTCAGACTTGAGCGCACCCGATCCCGATTCACGAGCGACGAACTTGAAGGCGACGAGGTCGATGCAAGCCTGAGAGAGATCGGCGGGAATGTTTCCGGATTCGTACCCCGCACGGTATTCGATCTTAATCGACTTGAGTCCTTCGGAGAATGTCGACCCATCCAGTTTGACGAGTCCCTCTCGATCGTAGAACACGAAGTCAGCCGAGGCGACTTCCGTCCCTGAACCGAACGCACGTTCCGGATCGTCGTACAAAGACGTCACGGAGATGATCGGATATTGATTGAGCAAGAGAACGCCGTTGTTGTACTTGACGCCGTCGTATTGCTCGGCGTAGTCCGTAGCCTCGAACACCCTGTCGCAATAGCCTTCGATGAACGACGACATCCGATTGATCAGATTTGTCAAGAGAGCGTCGTGTGTCGTGTCAGCCGTCGGGATGCCGAGAAACTCTTTCACGTCTGCGAGTGTTGTCAACGCCATGATTCACACTCACTTTCCGGATGATTTCTTCTTCGACTTCTTCTCCGGCTTCGGTTCCTCTTTCGGCTCTTCGACCGGAGTCTCTTCCGGAGTCTCGACCGTCGGCTCTTCGACCGGAGCGACGACGACTTCGAATCCCCTCGAGATCAACGCATCACGAGTCGACTCAAATCGACATTCGACTTCACCGTTTTTGACGACGACGACTTCACGATATGTCGGAAGCGTGAAGGAATGTTTCTTTCCGCCCTGTTGTATCAGCTTGATCATCTTGCCTGTCTCCCGCTGTAATTTCGAGAAGGGGGACGGGACTTGTGATCCCGCCCCCCGTGACTGTCTCGTTCGTGTTTACGCCGGAGGGATGATCCCTTCGATCCGAGAGCAATACTTCTCATTCGCCAGAACGGGGACGATGTCCTCGTACACGTCGAACGAATCGAACTGCGAAGAAGTCTTTGCCAGATCGAGAAGCGTGAGTTCCGACAGGACACCCGTCCAGAACTTCGTCGTGTCCACGACGAACAGATCGGAAGCGTTCGAGGACGTTCCTTCGACCTGAATGTCGCTGATGTGCTGACTCCAGAAGATCGGAATGTCGTTGTATGAGATCAGCTTGAATCCGCCGTTCACTTCGGTCCGGTCAACGAAACGCTGACTTGACTGAAGAAGCGCATTCAACTGACGCCGTGAACGCTTCGAGGCGATGATCATGTTCGGCTGTCCGTAGCAAGCATCGATCGCTTCGTCCATTGCCTCGAGCGTGAGAGCCGCACCATTGCCCGTGCCGAGTGTGAGAACCTGTCCGACGGGGATCAGATTCCTCAGTCCGTCCGGTTGCTTCGGATCGCCCGAGTTGTCGCCGTTGAACAATGCCCATTCTTCACCGTCACGGATGACGTCGAGGCAAGCGTTCGTCTCTTCGGCCTTGATGTCGGCATACGTCCGACCCGTCGCCTGAAGTTTGCGAGTCACCTTTCCACGAGACACGACCGTCCGATAAATGAACGGGGTCTGTGTGTAAGTTGAGTTCGAATCACCCGGCTCTTCGGTGTCGTTCACCCATGAAGAATCAGGAGCGACCGTCCGCTTGTTGATGAGAGCCTCTTTGCCGCCACCCGTCTTGCGAGGGATGTTGTTGCGAAGAGGGTTGTTGACGAGAATCAAGGACTGAATGACCTTGTCGACTTCCGGTTGCATGAGAATATCACCCGCTCCGGCGATGTCCAATGCTTTGACGAGTTCCTCGAGATTGCGATCGACTTTCATGACGTACTCCTTCGTTCGAATTATATATTCAACACTCGGCAGTCATCACCTTAAACGTGTCCCCTTGTCGGAGGGAATCGGAATCTTTAACGGGTTGCCGTAGCCTGAACGCTTCCGTTCGTGCTGGAATCGACAACGATGCGAACCGGAGAATCCGTCGCCGAGACGAAGAGATAGTCACCCTGTTCGGACATTGCTGTCGTCCCGAGGCTGATCTCGCCGCCCTGAGTCAGTTCGTAAATCTGATTTGCGAGAGTACCCGCAACGCTGATCCCTGAACTGAGAGTCACGTTCGACGCTGTCGCACCGCTGATCGCCCGATAGTCAACAGCGTCAGCCGCCGGATGAAAATAGATTACTTCATCGCCGTTCGTGAGAGCGTAATCGGTGTTCACGCACTCGATGACAGTTGCCGCAAGAGCCGGAGCGACCGTCGGTGTCACTCTGTCGCCGCTCTTGACGTAGAACTTCACCGTTGCCGTTGCGCTGTCGCTTGATGCGAACAGGCTCTTGACGACGACCGGACCCCACGCATTCGGACCGAAGTCGATTGCGGCGGAGTTCGTTGTCGTGTCATATTTGGATTCACCCGCACCGACAGCGATCGAAGCGATCGCCATAATGCACACCATGAGACCGAGAGTCTCCTTCATGTTTCTCCCCTTCAATTTTCGTTCAAGCACTTGTGATCGATTCAGCCTCGAGACTGTTACCGACCCGCATTCTGTACAGCGTACAGAGTTTTCAACTGTTCGTCCGGAGTCTGTCCCTCGAGTTTCTTCTGAAGTTTCTCTGCCGCTGACAGAGTTGCTTCCGTCTCTTTGGGATCACGCCCTTTTCGGATGACCTCTTTCTGAGAATCTTTCAACACGACCGAACCCGATGACGGGAACGGACAAGGTGATTCGCTCTTCCGCATTTCCTCGGCAGTCTTGCGAAGAGTCTTCCCGACCTCGAGAGCGGTCTCGTCCGCACTCTTCTCGAGAGCCGTCGCCTGTTCGAACAGACCGTCGCTCGCCGCCTTGCCCATCGGATACGGATACGGGAACCCGACCGGAAGTTCGGACGTTTTGCAGAACACTTGCCATGCTTCGTCAACCTTCGTCTGATCGGTTTCGAATGTGATACCGACGGTCTTCGAGAACTTTACCCATTCCTCGGAGAGAACCTCGGGAGCGGGGAAGCCTTTCTTCTCGATGACGGCAACGACGAGCTTCTTTTGTACAGGCTCGGGGTCCGGCTTCGGATCAGCGTCGGGAGCCGGATCAGCATCCGGAGCCGGAGCGGGGTCCGCATCGGGCTTCGGGTCTGCATCAGGAGCGGGATCGGCATCCGGTTTCGGATCGCCGTCAGGCTTCGGGTCCGCATCGGGAGCCGGAGCCGGATCAGCGTCAGGCTTCGGGTCTTCGTCCGGCTTGGGATCGGCATCGGGCTTCGGGTCTGCATCAGGAGCGGGATCGTCGGATTTCTTGAACTCGATTGCGAGTCCCTTCGAGATCATGTCGGCGGCTTCAATCGGACTGAGGTCGGCAACCTGTCCGGCTTCATACTGTCCGATCGCTTCGCTGAACTTTACTGTGATAGGTTTCATGAGTGACGGTCCCTTCCTGTTTTCAATTAGTGCTTTTGATACATACCATGTCAACGCCTTCGCCTCGGGATTCGCCGGAACTGAGACAAGGGATGCTTCTGCAAGTAGCATCCTCTTGATCACCCGAACGGCATATCCGAGAGACTCAACGAACTCTTCGGCGGCGTCAAGTATTTGACCCCGTATCGAAAACTTGTTGAGAATCCCTTGCTTGATGAGATCAACGACCTTCGCTCCGGTCCTCGGGATCACGGACGACTTGTCGATGACTGCATCGATCAACATTCCTGACGGCGTGAGTTCTTGTTTCACGACTCGACCGATTGGAGCGTCGTCATCGTGATTGAACAAAAGTGTCGAGTTCGTCATGAGGTCTTCTTCGGAGTTCTTCAAAGCATCCGGTGAGATCATGTCGCCTTGCATATCGAGATCAGACGTCGTCGCATATCCGACGAGATGGAAGTCGCCCTTGCTGTCCTTGTACGTCTTCTGAATCTGAAGTCGTGCGTTGAACCCGATCTCCGAGTTCGCCTTCTCTCCGGAAGCGGGTTCGAACTCGATCGCTGAGAACTCGTGATCCGCCAACCATGAACGAGTCTCGGCGACAGAGTATTTCGAGACGTCGAATCGGATCGCCTGAATCTCGGACGCTCCGTTCTTGATGCCGAAGATCACGTCGATCCCTTCGCCGAAGAAGTCGTCTGATCTGCTGAATGAAGAGTATTGCTCGGGGTCTGTAATCCGTGCGGCGTGTTCGTTCGGAAACGGCATTCTCGATCCCCATGTTTGACAGTTATCTCATGACGGGGGGAAGTATAGCACACTCTGAAAACAATTTGCAACCCCCTCAACGATACAAAAGAGGACTCGTCGACCGTTCGTCATATGCCGAATGTCATCGATGCTTGTTCGTTTTGATATGCTTGCCCGTGACAAATCAACGACTCACGAATCGACGAGTCCCAAAGTTTAGCCGCTCACGATCGGAATCCATGTGCATCGGCAGTTGGGATGAATCGGAAGGATACCCCCCGCATCGCCGAGGACGTACACGTTCCCGTCGAACGGCGTACACTCCGGACAGGCTGTCTCGGCAAGAAGAAACTCGACTTGCTGAACCTTCCCCGTTTGAGCGTATGAGTCGAGCGCACCTTGATTCATGAACCGACTTGTCTCCGTCCGTGCGACGAGCCTTGCACGTTCCTCGATCGTGATGACCCTCGTGTGTGCTTCCCTTACGAACCCCGCACGGATCACCTTCCCGTCAGCCGCAACGACCGGAGCGACTGTCGACTCGGCGACCGGAACAACGACCGGAGCATCGAGAGCGGTCTCGACCCGACCGATCAGAGCCGGAGTCTCTTCGCCGAGTTGAATCCCCTCGAGCAATGTCGCCTTCACTTCGTCCGAGATCGAACTCGCAAAGTATCCCGAGAGTTCTGCCGTGTACTCTCTCAGATCGGCGAGAACTTCCTTCGTCGGAATATAGAGCGCACCGAGTTCCGGCAACTGAGACTTGAGCCGGACTTGCGCCGTCTGTCCGCCTTGCTGAGTGATCGGAATGAGATGACCGTCCATGATCTCGGCGATCTCGGCGGCGGAGATCACATCGAGCGCACCGTCGAAGTCCGAGATTCCCTTCATCGAGACGGGGAACTTCCTCGAGCGGAACGAGTATCCCGTGAACTTGAACGCCGTGAAGCGATGTTCGAACGGACTCGAGAGGGACGATTGAATCTTCTCACGCTTCAGAGTCTTCACACGATCGAGAACACGCTTCTTCAAATCACGGAAGTAATCAGAGAGAGCGTCGGCGAATGCGTTCTCCATGTCGAAGATCGCCGGAGTCGCACCGATATTCGTCTCCGTCCTTGTGATCGGCTCGTCCGCTTTCTTGAGAGACTTCGCCGCAACGGGAGCGACCGTCGTCGTGTTGATCGGCGTCGGGATGTCGTCACGAGGCTCGAGTCCGAGAGAATTGCGGCGGACCTCTTCCGGATGAAGAACGTGATTCGACAAATAAATCTGATCGGCTTCCGCTTGATCTTTCCGGTTGATCACCCGTCTCTTGAACTGGAACTTCCATGCGGTGATTCCGAAACCGTCACGGACGATTTGCTTGTTGAACCGAGCTTCAATCTTGTTCTGAAGAGGAAGGACCGTCTCTTCGTAGAACGTCAAGTCCTGAGACTCACCGGAGCCGCCGCCGATGTTCCCTGTCTCGATCAATGCGATCTTTGCCGGAGGTACGTCGAAGACTGCGAGAATCTCGTCACGATGGAACGTCCGAAGTTTGTGGAACTCCATGTCATAGAGGTCCGACCCCATCTTGACATAATTCATTTTCCCTTCCATCAGAATATCGCCCTTCGCCTGTTCGGGCTTCTTTGCGATCTCTTGAAGATATGCACGGTTCCGATCGACTTGATCCGGCGTTGCTCCCTCGATCGAGATCGCACCCCGCACCTTCGCACCCCGTTCGAAGAATGCTTTGTTGTATGCCGCCGCCTGTTTGTCGGCCGTGACGGTTTCGATCAGCGAAGCGATCTTCGAGAGACCGTCGACACTCCGACCCTTCTTCCCCTGACGGAAGAACAGAATCTCGGACGGCTTGAACTCGACCTTCGTCGTCCCCTGAATCTTCTGTTGATGCTTCTCGATCCGACCCCTGTCGTCCGTGATCGTTCCCATCGTCGCCGGATCAAGACCCCAGAGTTCGGCGGGGACTCCGCCTTCACCCGCAACGATCTCCGTCCAGTTGCGACCCGCAATCAAGATGTCACGACCGATGTCTTCGACGATGTCCTCGAACAAGTCTTGAGGATTCGGGTCCGTGAAGAACGTCTCGAGTTTCGCCTTCTCGTCGTCCTTGCCTCGTTTCGATTCGACGGTCGGGATGATCTCCCATCCTCGAGCAACGATCGACTTCGTCGTGACGTCGGTGACTGCCCTGATCCATGAGCAATGCTCGTATGTCGCATAGTAAATCTGAGTCGCACTCATCGCCGAGTTCTGATCTGACGCCTGAGTTCCGGGAAGGACGGAGATGAATCCCCGAAGTGACTTCCGGATGTCAGCGACTTCCGCACTCGCAACCCGCTTCGCTTCGTCTCGTATGACTCCGCCGAATATCTTGTTCATGAACTTGTTCATAGGTTGATCTCCGTGATCGTCGGTTGTGTTGAAAAGCCTCGAGACGCCTCGAGAGCATTGAAGAGAGCGTCGAGAACATCGAAGGTCGAACCCTTCGGGAACGTGAGATATTCGTCGATGAGGACGTGCATCTCTTCCTTGATCCTGAAAGTTCCCTCAGAGAAGAGGACCGAGAGCGATGCGAGTTTCCCGATCTTGTCAGAGTGAGCGGGGAACGGATGGATCGAGAGACGCTTCGCTTCCGGATCGGCTCTCATCCATTGCGGCATTGCGTCTTGATATGCGTTGTTCTCGATCCCGATCATAACCGGATGGAACTTCCGAGCCTTCGCCTTGATCAATTTGCATTGCTCCGGAAACGAGAGACGCTCCCGATGGATGTCCAGAACGTAAATGTCACCCTCGGACGGAACGCCGATCGTCACGAGAGCGAAGAAGGCGGCGTCATCGTTCTTCGAGATCGCAAGATCGATCCCCTGATACACGTTCATCTCGGCGGGGGGAGTCTGGTAGAACTGAAGCCAATCGAAATCAAACGACTGTCCCTCGGTTCCTGACGGATCGTTCCTGAACTGTGCGTTGAAGAAGACCTTCCCCATCGTCTTTCGTTTCGCCTCGAGTACCTCTCTCGAGTACCGTTCAGGGAAGAGGACGTTGTCGAGGTTCTCGTCACACGCCTCGTATGTCACCTTCCGGAAATCGTCATACTGTCCGTCATTATCCCGCAAGATGTTCGAGTACAGATCGCCGTTGTGCCAACGAGTACCCGTGATGATCAACTGTCCATCCGGAACGAGGACGGGGAGAACCGTTTGCAAGAACCATTCCCTGATCTTTTCACGCTGTCCGAGTGTCCTCGAGTTCGTGTTGCTCACCGGATCGTCGATGATCAGAAGGTCGACGTGCTTCGACGTGATCGTCCCGAGCGTTCCGGAGACGGCGATCGTCGGGTCTTTCCGCATCCTGTCACTCTTCAGAGCAATTTGTTTCTCTGTCCACTTCCTCGACCCCGCATTCAGGGAGCCGAAGTTCTCGATGAACTGATCGTTCGATTCGATGTGCGTCTTGATCTCGGAGAGGAAGTCTTTTGCGTTGTCGAGAATCTCGTTGATGATCATGACCCGAACGGTCCGGTCCCGAAGGATTCGGTAAAGGGGATAAACGATCGAGAGACACGTCGTCTTGAAATGATCTCGAGGCGCAAGGAACAGAAGTTTCGGACTCGTCAGAACCTCACGGAACCATTCGACATGGAGCTTCGTGAGATCGGTGTATCCGAGAACGTCTCGAGCAAGGTACATCATGAAGGCGAGTTCCTCATCGAGAGAGAAGGTCATGTCCCTCGTCTTCGCCGGAACCTCTTCACCGAGGACCGCACACCCCGTCCCGTTTTCGAACAACGTGTCAGTCATCCGAACCAGCCTTCCCGATCGCCTTCAGTCCGTCGACGTCGATCTTGTCAGCCGTGAATGAGTGTCCGTAGTACACGAACCCCTGACGCCGATTATGCACCTTCTTCGCATACGGGATCAGCTTCGCCGGATCAATGGTCCCGTCAGCCTTGTCGAGAGCCTTCCCGAGAGACGTGTCGGTCAAGACGATGCAATCAGGACGACAGGGATCACTCGCCTTCAAGGGATGATACTCGAGGAAGTATCCCGCCGGAGCCGTACTCGGACGAGAGCCTCGGTTCCATGACTTCATTCCCGCCCACATCTCTGCAAGCCAAGAGTCGAACCGTCCCGCACGAGCATCGCATCCCCTGTTTTGTGCATCGAACGATTCAGAAGTTGCGAGAAGAATGAGACCTTCGGTCCCCCGATCGACGAGGAACGACACGATCTCACGGAACCAATCGCCGTTGAACCTCTTCGAACACACCGTCGACGGCTTCCCGTGATTCGCCGGGCAGTACGTCCACTTCTCGCACTCGTCCTCTTCCACCGCATGCGGTTTGTAATGGTAGCACTCGGTATACCCGCATCTCGCTGCACCGTTACATTCTAGCTTCATGCCACCCTTTCGGTATGCGCCACAGGGCCTGCCCATGGCGCACATCGTTCTACTTCTTCTTCGGTTGCCTGGTTGTCCCACGGTTGCCCTTCCCGCCTCCGCTACCGTCCTTGCGCCGTGTTCCTCCACATGCGCCCCTGCTTCCCCGTCCTGCGTTCCCTCGCTTCGTAGCCATGTTGGCCTCCTTTGTGTTATTCATTTCCCTTCCCCCTCTTCTCCAGCATCCATCCCACCAGTCCGTATATCATAAACGGCGACCATGCTATCGCCCACAGGACAATGAACGGCAAGCCTACTGTCAGGGCCAGTGTGATACCCACCCGTTCCTGCCAAGTCGTTCTGTATTGCCGCTCGCAACCTATCACTTCTTCTCCGCATTGAGCTTCTGGATATGGTCCTTCTTGTTTGCCCTAGCTTTATGCGCCAGTAACAGTAACAACCCGCCCAACATCGGCCATGTGAGTATTCCCCACAACAGAATAAATGGCGAACAAACTATCCAGAACAGCCCAGTGGCTACCCACTCGTACCACGGCGTCTTGTACTGTAGCTCCATAATCGGGCCTGTCACGTTTGGGCGGGTGCGTCCTATGTCTCTAGCCGCTAGATCATCGTCAGTTATCGGTTCGTTAGCCATTAGCCAAATACCATCCTAGTATCATAATGATTGAGAGTCCGACCATGATCCTGAACTCAGTCGCAAAGGTGGGTGCCTTACTCATTCGCTCTTCTCTCCGTACTTTGCAAACCCCATCGCCGAAACTTTGTAATGCCCCTTGCCGATCCGCTCGAAGCAATCCGAACCCGCAAGCATGATCCCGCAAAGCCGAGGACCGTATTCGACATCATTCGCTTCCATGAGTCCGTGAAGGTCGGCGGCGTTCATCGTCTTGTTCCCCGCAAGGATCATCAGTTTCACCGCACTCTCGATCTTGCTGTCCGGCTTCACGAAGTCCTCGAACTTGAACGGCGACGGGACATCCGGCTTCCCCATGTCGACACCGTCAGCCGGAAGAGGCGCATCGGGATTCTTCTTCGAGCCGTGAGTGTGACCATGCGCCCGACGGGGAGACGTCTTCTTGATCTTCTGTTTCGCACGAGTCACACGCCGCTTCTTCGCCTTCTTAAACTTCGACGCACGGGACTTCTTCGGCGGATCAGCCTTGTCCGGAATCGGGAAGATCGGCAACGCCGCAAGTTTGGCAAGCGAGACGTGGATCACACCGAGAGATTCCTCGAGCGACTCACGCCGCCCGAGCCAATCGACCTCTTTGTCGCTCAACTCGACAATCGTCTTCCCGTCCTCAGTCTTCCCGATGGCCTTCATCTCTTTCCCTTCCCGTCATCCCCCGACTCGATTTCCATCCCGAACAACGCATCGAGAACCGCATCCCCGAGATCACAACAGGCTCTCGCCAAAGATCGCCACGCTCCGCCGACTGACACGTCGTCCTCGTGTGGATCGTCCATGATCAATACCTCGGGTCGGGTCTCCGGTTTCGAGCCGCTTGTCGAGCATCCTGAGAGAGTCATTCAATACCGTCCTTCCTGTTCGTTCGAACCACTTGTCGGTTTGAGATTGTCGGAAAAAATATGACGGAGACGATTGTCGGTTTTGGATATGGGAGAGGCACCCCCCATTTTTGAAGTCTGGACGACCCGCTCGGAGGGGAGGGGGGTCCGCCGGAGACCCCTGCAATTACGCACCGCACCGCACGGAGAAGGCTCGGGATTTAGTGAGACACTTCTGACGCCGCTCCGACCGTGTTCAGCCAACGTCCGATAATATGGTTTATGTCTAGTCGCTCGGAGTGTGGTCGCATCCGACCGATTATGTTGGCCGCCCGTGACCATGTGTCTCATGTGTCTCATGTGTCTCACTGTCTCATTAAGCGGATCACGACTCACGAGGATGGACGAGGATCGCCGATCTCCCCTGAGATGGATGAGGACAAGGGATGTCGGTCCGGTGCTTCTCTTCGACTGCCCTGCCCCCTGTCCTGTCTCGCAGAGTGAACAGCGTCCGAACTCCCGAACATTGAGGATACAGCGATCCCCATTGTGCCGGAGCATGGTGAGCATCCGGTGAGGACGTGGATCGGTCGAGAGATGTGAGTGTGCGTCAGATTGTTCGAGTGTCATGATTCATCCGGCTCTTGTCAGTTTGATCATCGGTCGAGGTTTGCTTTCGGCTTTCTCTTGCCCTGATCCCTGTTCGTTCGAGTCTGAGAGAACCTTCTTCGTCTCGGCAGAGACGGCGGTTTGTACCTTGTTCGTCTGAGTGATTGAGGTCGGCTCGGTTGATGCGAGAGCCTGTTTCGAATAGAGCGTGTCAATGATCTTGGCGAGGTCTGAGGCGGAAGCATCAGCGATCTTCGACTTCATCTTGTCGAGAGCCTTGAAGATCACTTCCCATGATTTCTTGATGAACTTGTTCTTGTGTGTGGCGAGTACCTTCGAGACGAATGGAGATGCTTCGACCCAAAGTCTGAGGGTTCCGTAAGGGACGCCGATCTCTTTCGCTGTCTTGAGGTAGTTGCCCCCGTTCGCCATGAAAGCGGCGAGAGCGTTTTCCTTGTCGGCGTCGGTGTATTTGCGATGTTTCGCCATGAGTCCTGATCCCTTCCTCATTCAACGGCGGGAATGATAGCACGGAGAGACGAGAGAGATCAAGTCTCTGTTCTCTCTCCCCCTGTCGAGGGGACTTCGTCCCCACACGCACGAGCGCAAGCGGTCAACGAATGGAAGAACGTGACCATCTGAGAGGGAGAGAGGCGGAGTTCCTCGAGTACCCTATCCAATGTGAACAGAAGAAGAGCGTGTTCCTGTATCGATGGATTGTAGTCCTTCCAGTTGCGGAAGTGTCCGACTGTCCAGTGATGGAGCCTACAGAGAGTTATGAGATTGAGAGGGTCATTTGCGATTTCCGGAGCAAGGTGTTCGGGTTGTATATGGTGAACATCGTTGTTGCGACTGAAGAATGAGGATGTGACCCCGCACACCGCACACTCGGGATGAATCTTCCGGTGACGTCGCTTTGCTGTTGAGGATGAGATTGAGATCAGGGGATGAGTGATCGCCCGTGTGATTCGGTCGAGTGTGTAGGATGTGCGCTTCATGGTCGGGATAGTATCACGGTCCTTGTGGATCGGTCGAGTCAGCCGACGATCTCTTCTCCGCATCCATCACACTTCATGACTCCCTCCCGATCCTGTTCGCCGCTGTCCAGAACGTCCAGCCCTCGAGCCGCCTGACTGCGATCTTCTCCCCGTCCGGAGTCTCGACAGCCTTCGCAATGAAGCCGCCTTGAAACCCGAGGCTCTCCGTCACTCTGTACTTCTTCCCGTCGATCTCAATCTTCTTCATGTCATCCCCTCGAGCGACATGATTACAAACTCTCTCAAGAGTCCGCCTTCGGGAAACTCGTCGCCCCCGAGGATATGAGTCACTCGAACTTTGTGTCGTCGTCCGGTGTAAGTCTCCGTGAACAGATTCCATTCCCTTAGATCAAGAACGTCGCCGACTTGGAAGTCCCGATCGTTCCGTCTGAGTTCAAACTTCTTCGTCCCGTCTGCGACTTCGTCGAAGTACACAGGCCATGTCTTGAGTTCGTGAGTCTTCATCTTCATGATAATTCTTCTTCCGTTTCTCTCTCGACACATTCAGCGCACTCCCGCCCGATCATCTCATCCGGATCGAGTTCGGCATCCCGACACATCTGCCGTGCGTTCGTGCTTCCAACGCTGAACAGATCGGCGACGTGACTCCATCGAACCCCACGATGACGAACTATTCGTCCGAGTCCGTTCATCGCATCCTTGACCGTTGCTCGCCTCATCCCATTCCCCCTTGTCTGTATCGTCTGATTATTTCATCCCGACTCGGCGGACCTTCCCATCCTTGACCGGAGAGAAACTCGTTCACGTCCTGTCCGTCCTCGATATAGTCTCCGACTGAGAGAGACAGCGTTGCGATCCGCAAGGACTCCGTCTTCATCTCTTCCGTCCCGAACCTCTTGATCGGTTCGTTGCACTTGATGAACCATTGTCCGCCGCCGATCGCTGTCCATCCATCGAACGGGAACCATGTCCCCGCCTGTCCTGAGTTCTTCCCGCTCGATTCATAGAACGGTTGAAGCGATCCGTCCGGCATCGTCCAGAGAATGACCCGTCGTCCCCTGAACACTCCGACCTCGATCGAGAGTTCCTTCCGTATCCACACCGCTTCGATCTTGAGACACCTTCGACAGATTCCATCGGAGAACTGTCCGGAGAACAACCATCGATGACCGCAAAGAGTGTGGAGGTCGAAGAGATGACTCTGAAGATGCCCGATGCCGCCGAGCGTGACGATCGTTCGTTCGTGATCATGGAACGCAAGGATCGTCCGATTCAGTTCTCGGATCATGTCGTCTTGTCGGGTCATGA